TCACCACAGAGAATAAGGCCACCAAGGCCCAGGGCGGCAAGCGTGTCATGCACACCACCCACCACCCCTGTTGGGATGCCAAGAACCGCCACGGTCTGCCCGATGTTCTGGATCTGGACTTTTCCTGCATCAGCCATGTGTTTGGCAAGGCTACCGGCACCAAGATGGAAACGCCCGTCCAGAAGGTTCGCCGCATGATGGCCGAGGCAGAGGTTACCGAAGAGGAACTGCGCCGGGTTGTGGCGGCGAAGAGCAGATACAGTGAAACTATCCCCCTGGAAGAATACCCCGAAAACTTCATCACTGGCTGGGTGCTGAAGTATTGGGATCAGATCATTAACATCATCGCGGCCAGCAGAGTCGCTGAATAACGGAGGTAACGAATATGTACAACGACAAGAATATGTGTATGGACTGGAATGACGCCATCGAGAGCGATGGCCAGGAATATGTCCTTCTGGAAGAGGGCGACTACAACTTTGAAGTTGTCGATTTTGAGCGTGGCCGCTATCCCGGCAGTGCCAAGATCCCTCCCTGCAACAAGGCCGCACTGACCCTGGCGGTTACCACTGAGGACGGCAGACGGGCAACGGTCAAGTTTGACCTCATCCTGTTCCGTAGCCTGGAGTGGCGGATCTCTTCCTTCTTCCGCTGCATTGGCCAGAAGAAGCACGGTGAACGCCTGGTGATGGACTGGAATCGTGTCCTCGGCTCTCGTGGCCGCGCCCATTTCAAACCCCGTACTTACGTCAATCGTGACGGCGAGGAACGTCAGACCAATGATGTGGATCGCTTCTACGATTGGGACGAGAAGTATTTCCCTGTGCAGACCGAATGGACAACCCTGGACGGCGACGACGAGCTGCCTTTCGCATAAGGGGGTAGTCATCCGTGATGCAACTCAGACCTTACCAGGCTGAGGCGAAGGATGCCATCCTACAGGAATGGAGTGTGGGGCACCAGCGGACTCTGCTGGTGCTACCCACCGGCTGTGGTAAGACGGTAGTCTTTGCCAAGGTCACAGAAGAACAAGTCAGAAAAGGTGGTCGAGTCCTCATCATGGCACACCGGGGCGAACTGTTGACCCAGGCGGCGGACAAGCTGAAAGCCGCCACGGGCCTCGACAGCGTTCTGGAGAAGGCCGAAAGCAGTTGTCTGGGCAGCACCGTTCCGGTAACCATCGGATCGGTGCAGTCCCTGGCACAGGATCGTCGCCTCGCACGATTCCCCGGAGATTACTTTACGGACATCATCGTAGACGAGGCGCACCATTGCCTTTCTGACAGTTATCGCAAAATCCTCGACCACTTCCCCAAGGCAAATGTTCTGGGTGTCACCGCCACCCCAGATCGCGGCGACATGAAGAATCTCGGTGAGTTTTTTGATAGCCGTGCTTATGAGTACACCATGACCCGTGCTATCCGGGAGAAGTACCTGTGTCCCATCAAGGCACAGCTGATTCCGTTGGAATTGGACATTCAGAACGTGGCGGTTTCTGGCGGCGACTTCAAAGCAGACGATGTGGGCAACGCCCTGGAGCCTTACCTGGCACAGATAGCCAAGGAGATGGTTCGCTACTGCCAAGGCAGAAAGACCGTGGTTTTTCTGCCGCTGATTGCCACTTCGCAGCGGTTCTGTGATTTGCTGAACCGCTATGGCATGGACGCTGTGGAGGTCAACGGCAACGGTCCCGACAGAGAGCAGATCCTCCGGGACTTTGAAGGCGGCAGATACGATGTGCTATGCAATTCCATGCTTTTGACCGAGGGGTGGGATTGCCCCTCCGTAGATTGCGTTGTTGTCCTGCGTCCTACCAAAATGCGTGGTTTGTATCAGCAGATGGTAGGCAGAGGAATGCGGCTGTCCCCAGGCAAGGAGAATCTGCTTTTATTGGACTTCCTGTGGATGACCGCCCGTCATGACCTTTGCAGGCCATCGGCGCTCATCAGCAAGGATGAGGCCATCGCCAAAAAGATCGATGCCCAAATTGACGAGGACGGCATTGATCTGATTGAGGCGGAAGAGCAGGCCGAGCGTGACATTCTGGCCGAGCGTGAGGAGGCACTTGCCAAGCAACTGGCAGAAATGCGGAAACGCAAGCGTCAGCTTGTTGATCCTCTGCAATATGCCATTTCCATTGCCGCCGAAGACCTGGTTGGCTATGTTCCCACATTCGCTTGGGAGATGGCTCCGCCCTCGGAGAAACAACTGGAATTTCTGGAACGCAGGGGCATTTTCGCCGAGTCCGTGGAGAACATGGGCAAAGCCAGTATCCTCATCGACCGGCTGAAACGTCGCCAGGAGGAAGGCTTGGCTACCCCCAAGCAGATCCGCTGCCTGGAGCGTTTTGGTTTCCGCCAGGTTGGTACCTGGTACTTTGAGGACGCCAATAAAATGATTTCCCGGCTTGCCATAAACAACTGGCGGATTCCCTATGGGGTAACAGCCGCCACCTATAGACCATAAATGTGAGGTAACGATATGAGTAATGTTTTACAGGCTCTTGATGCGTTGGATGTCTCTACCTTGACATACCAGGAATGGGTGAATGTGGGCATGGCACTCCACGCAGAGGGTTTCGATTGGTCGGTTTGGGACAATTGGTCCCGGGCAGATCGCAGATACCGTCCCGGCGAATGTGAGCGGAAATGGCGTACCTTCCGTGGTTGCTCCGCACCTCTCAAAGGAGGCACCATCGTACAGATGGCAAAACAGCGTGGCTGGATGCCTCGTTTCACAGATGGCGTTATGGACTGGAACGACTCCATTTCCGAGGATGGAGACGGATTTACCCCCTACGCAGCACCGGACAGATGGAATCCCGCCGAGCAGCTGATTTCTTACTTGGAGACCCTTTTTGACCGAGAGGATTTTGTCGGCTATGTCACCGGGGATGTATGGAAGGACGCCGACGGCAGATGGATGCCATCCAAGGGTGTTTTTGATCGAACCGCAGGAGAGTTGATTACCTCGCTACAAAAGCATGGGAATGACATTGGTGCTACTTTCGGCGACTGGAAACCGGAGGTCGGTGCCTGGATCAGATTCAATGCTGTGGACGGTGAGGGCGTCAAAAACGATAACATCACCAAGTTCCGGTATGCCCTGGTGGAGTCAGACTCCATGCCCATTGCTGACCAGGATGCCATGTATCGGAAGTTGGAACTGCCCATTGCCTGCCTGGTTCATTCTGGCGGCAAAAGCCTCCACGCCATCGTCCGGGTGGATGCAGATACCTATGACGAGTACCGCAAGCGTGTAGAGTTCCTCTACGATTTCCTGCAAAAGAACGGTGTCCAGGTAGACACGCAGAACCGCAACCCTTCCCGGCTGTCTCGTATGCCCGGTGTGACTCGTAACGGCAACAGACAGTATTTGGTCGGCACGAATATCGGCAGAAAGAGTTGGGTGGACTGGATGGACTTCGTCGAGGGTGCATCTGATGAACTCCCGGACATGGTTACCCTGGACAGTTACAAAGATAATCTTCCTGAATTGCCCAATGAACTGATCCAAGGCATTCTCCGTTGCGGCCACAAGATGCTGATCTCCGGATCGTCCAAGGCAGGTAAGAGTTTCCTGCTGATGGAACTGTGCATCGCTTTGGCAGAAGGCAGACCGTGGCTTGGTTTCCCCTGTAAAAAGGGCCGGGTGCTGTATGTCAATTTGGAAATTGACCCCGCATCCTGCGTTATGCGTTTCATGAAAATCTACGATGCTCTGGGTTGGCAGAAAAAACACATGGATGACATCATCATCTGGAATCTCCGTGGCCATGCAGTGCCATTAGACAAATTGGTCCCGAAGCTCATTCGCCGTGTCAGAGATCAGCAGTTTGACGCAATTATTATCGATCCGATCTACAAGGTTATTACCGGCGACGAGAATAACGCATCGGATATGGCGGCGTTCTGCAATCAGTTTGACAAGATTTGTGCGGAAACCGGGTGTGCGACCATCTACTGTCATCATCACTCCAAAGGCACTCAGGGACAAAAGAGAGCGATGGATCGTGCCTCTGGCAGCGGTGTGTTTGCCCGTGACCCGGATGCCCAGCTCGATATGATTCAGTTGGAACTGTCGGACGATGTTGAGAATAACATCCGTGACGGCAATTCTACCGCATGGCGTTTGGAGAGTAGCCTCCGCGAGTTCCCCAATATCACTCCCGTCAACTTTTGGTTTGATTATCCCATTCATCGTATTGATGCTGCTGACTCTCTGCGGACGATGCCTGCACAGGGTACTTTTGCGGCGGGTCGAGCAAAGAACCCAAAAGCGAAAGACATGGACGATGCTGCGGAGGAATTTAGATCTGCGTATATGGCTCTTAATGTCGATGGCAAGGTTACTGTGCAGGATATGATGCAGTATTTCAACTGCGTGGACAAGACGGTATATGCACGCATCAGAAAAATGAAGGGCGAGTACTACCTTCACAAAGGCCACATTTACCCTGCCGGGACAGGCCCCAAAAGCGAGTGATTTTTTCTTCTTCTACACTGGGTATATATAAAAATTCAAGAAGAACGGTCGTTGCACTCCCAAAGTGGGAAGGGCTAAAAGCCCGCCCTTCCCCTTCTGTGGAGTACAACGCAATCCCCCAGTGTAGAAGAGGCCATGTTGAGCGAGGTGTAGAAGAATGAATTTCTTTATAGCAACAACCCCTCCCACATCGACGGCGCAGATGAAGCAAGTCCGTGTGGTCAAGGGTAAACCCATATTTTACGATCCCCCAGCGGTAAAGGAAGCCAGAAGTGTGCTGTCGGCGCACTTGGCGGTGCATAAACCGGACAAGCCGTTAACCGGCCCCATATCGTTGCGAGTGCTGTGGTTGTTCCCCAAGGGAAAAAACCATAAGCACGGTGAGTGGCGGATCACCAAGCCAGACACAGACAATCTCCAAAAGTTGCTGAAGGACTGCATGACCCGATGTGGCTATTGGAAAGACGACGCCCAGGTTGTACGGGAAACCGCAGAGAAGCGGTGGTCGGATGAACCCTGCGGCATTTACATCGAGATTGAGGAATTGGAGGTACAGACATGAGTTATGGAATCTATCGAAATAACGAGGGTTATTCTGACCCCACTGCCGGGGTAGCCATGAGCAATATTCTCCGGAATCAGAATCAGCAGAAAAAGATCGTCGGCAAAAAGCCTCGCAGCAGAGAGCGTCAGAGAGCGAACCGCCGTTTGAAACGGAGGATGGAGGCTCTGCAAAATATCAATGCAAAGGAGGAGTCGGTATGAACCCTTATGAAGAACTGGCCAACGCCATCGTGCTGAGTGCTGTGAGGGATTACCGCAAGGCTCTGAAACGGCTGAAGTTGTACCCTTGGGACAGCCATGCCCGTGGCGTGAAGCGTGAGTGTGAGCGGTTCTTCCGCTCCGGGTGGTTTGCCACATTGACCTCGGTGGACGGCGAGGTGCTTTTAGAAAAACTGCAAGCGGAGGTGGCGGCATGACAGCGAAAGAATATTTGAGCCAGGCTTATCGGCTCGATCAGAAAATCAACTCCCACATCGAGGAGGTGTCTCGGTTGCGTTCTATGGCACAGGGCATTGCCTCCCCTGGTTGGGGCGAGAAGGTACAGTCCTCTCGTAAAACGGACGCACCGTTTGTCGGTAGCCTTGAAAAAATCATTGCTTTGGAGCATACCATCGACGCAGAAATTGACGCCCTGGTGGATCTGAAACAGGAGATCCGCACGGTCATTGAAGCGGTCACCAACACAGACTGGCGTATGGTTCTGCGGTATCGGTACATCCATAATTGCACCT